GAATTAGCGAAGCAACACACGGAAAGCAGTCCGGAAACAAATACATCATTCCTATTATTGAGGAACTGGATGGAGATGTGGATGATTTTAAAGAGTTTTTAAAAGCCATTTAAGGAGGAGCGTATGAAAATGAATAAAGAGCAGTTTTTGAAAACGGAGTTCGGAGGGGAACTGGAAAGCACAATTACCGAATGGGATGATGCACTGAGCAGAAATAGAGAGGATAAGGAAGTACTGAGAACGCTGGCATGGTGTCAGGCACAGTGGGAAGTGTACCGGATGGCGATCAAACACTTTTACGGAGTGGAATATCACTTTACCAGAACGGATGAGTATTACGGATTATGCACCGAGGATGAGAGCGATTGGCTGATGAGAGTGAAGCGTGTGAAGCTCTTTCAAATGGAAACAGCGTTTTCAAGGCAGCGAGTAACTCGCAGAGGAATCAGAATTGATGGAGTGGAGTACTGGGATGCAGATTTTGTACATCTCAATCTTGGAAAAACAGTAATTGCGGAGTGTACACCTTGGTTCATTAGGGTGTACACGGAAGCAGGAACTCCACTCCATATATTCCGAAAATAAATCACTTCCTGCATTTTTCAGTATTTGCTTCGTTTTCGAGGGCTTCTTGAATGAGGCAATCAATACGTGCAGATACGATTTCATCAAAGCGATTTAGTATTGCTTGATGGGCAGCAGGGTCTGAATTGTTCAGATATGACAATATAGCCTGAGCAAGGGGTTCTTGGGCATAGAGTTTTTCTGAAACGGATTCCTTCAATGCTTCAATATCAGTCATGGTAAACACCTCCTTCCTACGGAGATTATACCAGAGAAATTGAAAAGCGAACAGTCGAAACCGGCGGAAGCCGGTCATGCAGGGATAGCCTCCTGCATCTGATGATGACAGGCTGTAAGGTGGTGATGTGATGGGACAGATGCTTACCGCAAAGCAGGTGGCAGAGGTCAAAGGATGCAGTTATCAGTATGTTCAAAGGATAATTAAAGAAGGTAAACTTCAGGCGCAGGAAATCCTGAATGATAAAAACAGAAAGACCTATCTGGTACCGCTGGAGGCTCTGGACGAGGAACTACAGCAGAAATGGTATCAGATGAATCTGGAGAACCCACCGGAGGAGATAAGCACTCCGGAGCCGGTAACGGATAAAAAGGCGGTAGACCATTTCTCAGAAAGCGAAAGGCAGGAGATTGATTTTTGGATCAGCCTTGTGGAGCAGTGGCAGCAGTACCGGATGAAGCCGGGAGTTACCTGCAAAGCAGATGTTGATAAGAAATTTGTTACTTTATGTGGACTGGAATATCCGGACAAAGAGATTTCTGTTGATATCCTGTACCGGAAGTGGAAAGCGGTTAAAGAAAATGATTTAGACGGTCTCATTGACAAGAGGGGTAAATGGAAAAAGGGAACCAGCAGCATTGATGATACGATATGGCAGGCGTTTCTGTATTTCTACCTTGATGAGAGCCAGCATCCGATCCAGAAGTGCCTGGACTACACCAAGATGTGGGCTCAGGAAAAAAGACCGGATTTATACACCGACATTCCAAGCTATTCCGCTTTTTACCGCAGACTCAACAACGAGGTGCCGGAAGGTGTCAAGGTGCTGGGACGTGAGGGACATAAAGCCTACAATGACCGCTGCGCTCCGTTTATCCGCAGAATTTATGAGGATATCGAAAGCAATGAGTGGTGGATTGCTGATAACCATACCTTTGATGTCATGGTAAAGGACAAGAATGGAAACATCCACAGACCTTATTTGACAGCATTTCTGGATGCACGAAGCGGTATTTTTACCGGATTCCATATTACATACAATCCCTGCTCCGAGGCTACACTGATAGCACTGCGGAAGGGAATCCTCAAATATGGCATACCGGATAACATCTACGTGGATAATGGTCGAGAGTTCCTGACCTTCGATATCGGAGGCTTGGGACACCGTAAGAAGAAACCAAAGGATGGCGAGGAGAAATTTGAGCCACCGGGAGTATTCAAGAGACTTGGCATTAACATGACAAATGCGATTGTCCGGAATGCGAAGGCAAAAATCATCGAGAGACGGTTTGAGGATGTTAAAAATGACCTTTCAAGGCTTTTTAATACCTACACCGGAGGAAGTGTGGTGGAGAAGCCGGAGCGATTGAAATTCGTACTGAAGAAAGAGCAGATTTATACGGATGAGGAATTTGAGGAGTATGTGACAGCGGTTCTGGAGTGGTATTTCAACATGGAAGCCTACAACGGAGCTGTGGAAGCCGACAAGGGAAAATGCAAGACGGATGTTTTCAACGAGCATCTGAAGCGGAAACGTGTGGCATCGGCTGAGGAGCTTAACCTCATGCTGATGAGAAGCACTAGACCGCAGCAGGTTACAAGGCGAGGAGTTCAATTGGATATTGGAGGTGGACGCATCGACTTTTGGAATGATGATTTTGTACATCTGATGCTCGGAAAAAAAGTTTACTTCCGTTATGATCCGGAGAATTTAAGCGGGGTCAGAATTTACGATCTGGAAGACCGTTACATTATGTCGGTACCTGCAGACAATACCGCAGTTCTTTCCTACAATGCCAGCAAGGATGATGTCAAGGCAGCGATGGCGAAGACCAGAAGGCTGGAGCGTATCGCAAGGGAATACAAGGAAAACGCTATTCTGGCAGATGTGGACAAGATTACTGCAATGGAGCTTGTGCTTAAGCAAGCCGAGCGAAACAAAGCGAACTATCAGGGCAAACCGAATCCATCCCTGCTTGAGGTTCAGAGGGCAGACGAAGAACCAGTATTCAAGAAAGTGGTTGGCGGTGCAGACCTTGATGTAATGAATAGAAATGCAGCCATAAGGCGAGGAGGTAAATGATGAGTAAACAGTACAACACAAAGCTTCAGGAGAGATTAGAGAAGTTCCTGAAGGACGAAAATTTGAGTCAGGCAAAGGCAGCCCCGATTCTTGGAATCAGTCAGGCAGCACTCAGCCAGTACCGCAGAAGTATGTACGATAAGGGAGATATTGAGGCGGTGGAAAATAAGCTGAAGGAGTTCTTTCAGATTCAGGAAGAGAAAACACAGAATGCGCAGAAAGCGGAACCTTTCAGAACCAAGACTTCAGCCGGGTACATACCGACAACCATTTCCGAGGAAGCGTACAAGCTGATCCGGTACTGCCAGCTGGAGAAGGGAATTGTAGTTATTGATGGGGATGCCGGGATCGGAAAGACGAAAGCAGCAGCCAAGTTCCTGCAGGACAATCCTTCAACAACAGTTTATGTGAAAGCAACACCGAGTACCGGCTCAACAAGAAGCCTTTTAAAGATGATTGCAAAGACATTAAAACTCCCTGAAAACCAGCGCACCGAGGATTTATCGGTATCCATTCAGGAGAAGCTCAGAGAGACTGATAAGGTTATCATTATCGATGAAGCACAGAATCTTAAATTCCTCACTCTGGAAGAAATCAGAGGGTGGGTAGATGAAGATATATTTACCGGAAAGCCGGGTATTGGAATCGTACTCATCGGAAATGTGGAAGTCTACAATAAGATGCTCGGAAAGCAGGAAGCAATTTTCGCCCAGCAGTTCAACCGCACGAAGCTCCATGGAAGGTACCGCACATCGGATATCCAGAGAGAAGACGTTGTCAAATTCTTCCCGGTGTTGGAAGAGAAGGGAATGCAGAAAGAGATTGACTACCTTCTGAGCATCAGCCACAGCAAATGGGGAATTCGTGGAATGGTGAGTGTGTTCAATAACGCAGTCAACAATGAGGATATTTCCTTTGAGGGGCTGGAAAAAATGGCAAATACAATGGGAATCCGCTTCATATAGGAGGGCAGGACATGGAAAAGTGTTATATCGTGACTGCGATATGCCTGACGCTGATTGTACTGGCATATATCGGGAATAAAAAGGACAAGAAGTAAGAGAAAACGGAGGTAAATGCAAAATGAAGAACCCTAAAGAAAGAAGTACCGCAATTTTGGTCGGTGTAGCTGCTGGTGCAATCTTGATGGCTCTTATGTTTATGATTGTATTCGGCTTGCATACTGGAATAGCCGGTGTGGTACTGGTACTGCTGATTGTTGCAGTATCTGCAATATCAGGATGGTTAATAGGATGGAATCAGCGTATCCAGAGGAGTAACTATTACTCATACATGAAAGGGTACCGTGAGGGATTGGAAAAGAAAACGCTGATCATTAGGCATCCGGTATGCGAATGCAAATTCACGTTTCCGGATAGATAACAATGTGCCGGGGCTTATGCCCCAGCCTTAATGCAGCCACTGAATGGTGATGGTCACAAGCCCATGAAATGCAGAGTGAGGCAAAACTGAATAAAAGGAGGATTCAGGCATGGTGGTATGTCCTAAGTGCCGGAAACCATACACTGGACGTCCGGCATTGTCGAGGGTGGATAATAAAACGGATATCTGCCCGGATTGCGGTATGAGAGAAGCTATTGAGAGTATACCGGGGATGAATGACAGAAAGAGAATTGATCCGGCAGAACGCACAAGAAGGTTGGTACAATCCACCGGAAACCGATGGGCGATGGAAAATTTCAATGCAACACACAGTTGAGGTCGGGAGGTGATGAGGTGCCGGGAAAGATTACGGTGAGGAATTACACCACACTGACAGATTATGCAGCATTGCTACGAGCTGGAATGTACCTTGCTGGAAAGAAGGAAGAGGCAGAAGATAATGGATTCCGGTTTAAGGTTACAGAGAGTGAAAGGCATGGTGTAGTGGTAAAGATTGCGGAGGTGGATAAGTGAAGAATGGAAAGAAGCCGACACTGGCACAAAAGAAGTTTCTGCAGGATACCGGGCTGGATTCTGAAAAGTGGCTGATTGTTAAGGACACTCCAGAGGAGATGGTCATTGTAAGCAAAATTGCCCTGCAGAGGAGGAGTGGAAAAACAAAGACTATCAGAAAGGCGAAGAAATGAGCGAGAAATCAGATGTTAAGGTTCCGGAGGAAATTCGGAAAGGATGGGAAGAGGCAAGGTTGTGTGCCAACCTGATCCGGGAAGGTAAAGCCAAGATTATGATTGCAACCAGAAAAGACGGTACCACGTACCGATACACGAAGCCAAAGTAAGGAGGTGCAGGATGGTATTAAGAGAAGAAATGTACTTTGAGCCGAGAACGATCAGTCCGGGAGGAAGCATCCGCTGGTTCGGAGCGACCTATTCGGCAGATCCGATGCTCTGTCATACGGAGCAGACGGTTTATATCAGGGATAACGGAAAGATGCTGTTCATCTATGAGTTAAACAGTGACAAATTATCCGAAGAGGAAAAAATCGAAGCAGTGTTCACACTGATCTGTAAGATTGAAAAGCCGGAAAAGGGACACCGGTATGGCAGAAAAATTACATAAGGGGCATTTGCCCCTCTTAATGCAGCCACCGCAAGGTGATGGTCACAAGCCCATAAAATGCAGAGTGGGAGAGGAGAATGGCATGATAGCAAGGATTATACGGACAATCCTGCAGTATCCGGTTGGAGCTGAGGTCGGCTTTACGGATGAATTTACAACAGAATACCGGACTGTGACGGGATATCAGTACAGTCATGGAGCCTTCTATGTGATCTTCTCTGAAAGAAGCATGGTACACATGAACCGGCTGGATGAGCTGGTTGTGTCAGTAAAAATCAAAAGGAGGGCACGAGATGCAAGCAAGCAAAAAAGTGACTAAGGGTGGTGGAGTGACCATCCCAAGAGGTATCCGTCAGGAGACCGGCATTCTTCCGGGAGTTCCGGTTGACATTACAACGAATGAAGACGGCATCCACATTCAGAAGCATGTTCCGGCTTGTTTCCATTGCGGAACGGTGGATGATGTGAAAATGGTCTGTGGTATTGAGATCTGCAGGAAATGTGCAGCCAAGATTGCGGAGGTATTCAGATGATGTCAGATGTAATGGAAATCAAAGCAAAGGCTGACCGGTTAGTGGAGCTGACCAGCCAGCAGAGTGTAATCAAGGCAGAGATTGACGAGATCAAAGCGTGGTTCGAGAAGCTGGCAACGGATGACCTGAGGGACACCAAGAAAAAGACCATTGACTATTGGGGCAGCAACAATTCCAAGGTTGTGGTCGGAAACAGCGAGACTGTAAAACCGGTCTCCATGACAATGGTTAAGAAGTTGCTGGGTGATGTGTTCGGGGATTTTGTGAAAGAGGATACCACATACAAGATGACGGATCCATGCAAGAGACTGTTTACCATGATGTTCATGGGCAATTACACCGAGGGAAGCCTGGACGAGACAATCAAGGCAATCACAACTGATGAGAAGATCCAGCGTACCCTGAAAAAGAAGCTGAAGGGCAAGTATGAAAAGGATACAGAGACCCTGATGAAGCTGGTGGGGCTGCCGGAGCAGGAAGCCAGCGACTGGGCATATCTGACTGCGGAGATCATCAACTGGGAATGGATGCTGCAGATATTAAAGTCAGCAGAGTGGAAAGGAACACCGCAGGAGGCTGTTGAAATCATCCGGGCAGCCATTATCGTGGATGAGGGCATCAAGGTAACGGTGGAGGCTGAGAAAACGGAATAACCGGAAAGGAGAGGCAGATGAGAGCGATAGAGCAGTTTCAGATCAGAAAAATATATGCCATCGGCAATGCACTTGGCATTAAGGCATCCGGAAACGAGGATGAACTCCATGTGCTGGTGGGAGGTGTGACCGGAAAAGAATCCATAAAAAGTCTTACATACCAAGAGGCTTGCGCAGTGATTGCACGTCTGGAGGAGCTGCAGGGGAAAACTGCCTCTCCAAAGCCGAGAAGCAAAAAGCCGAAGGAACATCAGAGCAGACCGGGCGGAGTCACATCCGGTCAACAGAAAAAAATCTGGTATCTCATGTATGAGCTTAAGAAATACGATGAGGTGCCAAACGATGTGCAGCTGGGGGACAGACTTTGTGCGGTCATCAAAAAGGAATTTGGTGCGGATGCCATTGCCAAGAACCCATTTGCATGGATAACCTTTGAGCAGGGGAATAACCTGATCGAGATTTTAAAGAGATATGTGGCAAGTGCCAGAAAGAGAGGCGAGGCATAGTGGACTTGCTGGAAAAGGTGCAAATGGAAAATCTGGACGAGGAGCAGAAAATGCTTGCGGAACTGATTGGGCTGGAGGCTTTCAAGAGCCTCGTAAGGGCTTTTAATGGCACGTCCATCTACATTCCGAAAATTGAAAGTCTGGAAAAAGCGGTTCGTGACGAAATGATCAAAGAGGAGTTTGACGGAGGAAATTACAGAGAGCTGGCTCTGAAATTTGGATTGACAGAAACGTGGATTCGCAATATAGTTTTAGATAAAACAAAGGAAATCAAAGCAAGACCGATAG